CCACCTGACAATATGTCAGCAAGATCAGCAACAGAGATACAAGAAAGAATGAAGCAGTTATCTCAGAACCTGGGTTCAGCATTCGGAAGATTAATATCCGAAACTATGTATCCAATAGTAAGACGTACATTAGAACTGATGAATGAATTAGGAATGATAGAATTACCTTTGAAGGTGAATGGCTTGCAAGTAAAGATTAGTCCTACAGCACCACTTGCTATGGCTCAAAACATGGAGAAGGTAAACGAAGTATTGAACTACATGAAGATACTTCAGGGGCTAGGACCACAAGGTCAATTGTTTCTTAATCAAGATAAGGCTATGGATTTTATAGCTGATAATCTTGGTATCCCAGCTTCGCTTAGAACTACACCTGAACAAAGGCAAGCATTGATACAACAAGCACAACAAATGGCACAAATGGCACAACAAGAAGGAATGATGGATGGACAAGGACCAGGCACAGAAGATCCGATACCTGAACAGCAATAGTGGCTGGGAAGGTATTGATGAAGAGTATGTCGTTTATAAAAACGAACCTAGTGAAATAGATAAAACTTACATGAGATGTTTTTCTACTGAGGAAGGGCAAAAAGTTTTACAACATTTACAATCTATAACTATAGATCAACCAGCATGGACACCTGGAGCAGAGCCTTCTTATGGTTATGCCAGGGAAGGTCAAAACTCAATTGTAAGAGAAATTATTCAACGTATGAGGAGATGCAATAATGAATGATGAAAAAGATGTAGTGCAAGAAGAACAGCAATCTGCTGGCCTAATGGCTGAAGAAGCACAAAACATAGAAAGCGAGGATAACAATGCCCAAGAAGAAGGAATCTCTCACATCGAAAATGAAAATACTGGAGGAGAGGAAGAACTTGCAGAAGGAGAAATCTACGAAAGACCTGACTGGTTTCCCGAAAAATTTTGGGATGAAAAAGATGGTCCAAACATTGAGAACATGGCTAAAAGCATTAATCACCTGGAAAAGAAACTAGGCGAGACTGCACCTGATGAATACGATTTATCTGAAGTAAAAGTAGACCCTGATGATGCAGTCATCCAGGCTGTCCTTGAATTTGGAAAAGAAAAGCAACTTTCAAATAAATCTATTACTGGATTAATCAATAAAGTTATTGAGATTACTGGTGGTGTTCAAGAAGAAGAAGAGATTGATATTTCAAGAGAAAAAGAAAAACTTGGTGTCAATGCCCAGGAGATAATTCAATCTAATATTAACTGGAGCAGAAAACTTGTTAGCGATGGTATCTTTACCAATGATGACTATAGAGAACTTGAGGTTCTTGGTGGCACTGCTGAAGGTCAAAGAGTTATGCAGAAAATCAGAGGTTTGATCAATGGCAAGCAAGACATGCCAACTGTTGCAATAGAGGGTAATTTACCTGATAAAGCCGAGCTTCAGGCTATGGTAGCTGACCCAAGATATCAAACAGACCAAGCATATAGAAACAGTGTTGAGAAAAAATTCCAGGAAGTTTATGGCACTTAATGTATTCTTGGCTTTACAAACTACTACATCTTGATGTATCTTCTTAGTTAGATCGATAACTCTCGTCAGCCGATCAGATTTTGATAAAAAGTTTAGGTCGAAATTTTCGGTAACCCAAACGATGTAATAACTTAACTATGGAGAAGCTTTTATGGCTACAACTTTAAGTCCAGCGTTTGTAACGCTGTTTGAAGCTGAGGTTCATCAAGCTTATCAGGCATCTGCTACTCTAAGAAATGTTGCTCGTATGAGAACTGGAGTAGAGGGTTCGACTGCTAAGTTTCCGATCTTGGCTAAAGGTTCAGCTTCTGTAAGAACACCATCTACAGACGTTGTGCCACTCAATGGTACATTTTCAAGTGTAACTGCAACTCTTACTGATTATGTTGCTTCTGAATATTCAGACATATTCAACCAGGCAAAAATCAACTTTGATGAAAGACAAGAGCTTGCAAAGTTAGTTGGAAATGCAATAGGTAGAAGAGAAGATCAAATCATTATTGATGCATTAATAGCTGGTTCTGCTGGCACTACAGTGGCAAACACTGTTGTGACTTCAGGTTCTGCAAGTGCTTCAGATTTGAATGTAGGAAAGATAATCGAAGCGAAAAAAGGTATGGATGCTAAATCAGTTCCACCTACAGATCGTCATATGATTATCCATGCCAATTCACTAGCATCATTGCTTGGCGATGAAAGAGCAATTTCAGCAGACTTTGCTCAGGTCCAGGCATTAGTCAGAGGTGAGGTAAATTCATTTATGGGTTTCCAAATCCACATGATTGGTGATCGTGATGAAGGTGGACTTCCGAAGGATGGTTCTAACGACAGAACATGTTTAGCATTCCATAGAGATGCTATCGGTTGTGCAGTTGGTATACCTCCAAAGACAGAGGTCAACTACATTCCTGAGAAAACTTCCTTCTTAGTAACAGCAATGTATTCTGCTGGAGCAATCGTAATTGATGCGAATGGTCTAGTCGATATTACTTGTAGGGAGAGTTAATATGGCATTTAGTAGAACTGGATGGAATCCAATTGGTGGTCAATCCAAAAAAGGAGTAGCCCCACAACTATTTACTTACACAACAACTGATGCTGTCGGTACTATCGATGCTTCAGGATACTTCAATGATATATCAGATGATGTAAGTGTAGGTGATGTCATAATATCTGTAACAAGCACTGGTGGTACATTAGCATCATCAATTCACACTGTAGTTTCAAATGCTTCAGGTGTTGTTGATATTTCTGATGGAACATCAATTTCTCAGACAGATAGTGACTAACAACTAAAAGGCGAGGATATGGCTGAAGGCGATACTGATGTAAGCATTTGTTCTCAAGCTCTCCTTCTACTTGGAGCAAATCAAATCACTTCGTTTGCAGACGGCACAGCCCCAAGCTCAGTCTGCTCAGTGCTGTATCCTCGTGTAAAAGCACAATCCCTGGGAATGTATCCCTGGTCCTTTACACTAACAAAACAACAATTAGGACAGCTTACAACGACACCTACGAATGTTTACTTGTATGCTTACCAACTACCATCAGATATGTTTAATGGTGTTCCAAGGGCTGTATATGCTTCAACATCTACTGGCACATTACCAAAGATAACTGAGTATGAAATCCAGGGAGATCAGTTATTTACAAATGAAACAACAATAGTTTTAGATTATCAAAAGTTAGTATCTGAAGCAGATATGCCAGCCTACTTTACACAATTGCTTGTTTACCAAATGGCTTGGCATTTAGCCGAACCAGTTACAGATCAAACAACAAAGAGTGATTATTGGAAAACTGTAGCTTTAGGAACACCTTCTGAGAATATGAGGGGTGGATATTTTAGACAAGCAATCAACATAGATGGGGCTGGACAATCAAAAACAGTAATAGCTGATTATCTTTTAACGGATGTTAGATAATGGCAAGGGTAACTCAGTATCAATCAAATTTCACAGTAGGTGAGATTGATCCTCTCTTACTTGGAAGAATAGATATACAGCAATATGCTTCAGCTTTAGAAAAGGCACAGAATGTTGTTGTGCTTCCCCAGGGTGGTTTTGAAAGAAGACCTGGTTTAAGATTCATGTTAGATATATCATCTCACCTGGGTGGATCATTCACTACTCTAGATGGCATAAGATTAGTTCCTTTTGAATTTTCTACTACACAATCTTACATGCTGGCTTTTGTAAAAAACACAACTAGCAATACCAGGATGTTTGTCTTTGCAAATGGTCAACAGATAACCAACATCAATGGTTCAGGTAATGATTATCTTGTTTGTGCATTAGGTGATATTGATCTTGATCGTATGTACTTTACTCAAAGTGCAGATACTTTGATCCTGGTGCATGAGGACATGTCTCCTAAATCTATTGTTAGAGGTGGAAGTAATTCTACCTGGACATTTTCAACGATATCCCTAACCTCACCGAAACATGCTTTCACATTATCTAGTAGTAATCCTTCTGTAACAATAACTCCTGATGCTGTCGATGGCACAGTAAACATAACAGCTTCTTCTGCCGTCTTTAATGGAAGTCATGTTGATCAATACATAAATGTTTTAAATGGTTTTGGTAGGGCAAGGATAGTCGAACAGCCATCATCAACAGAAGTAAAAGTAGTAACTGAGTTTCCTTTCTTTGAAAAAGATGTAGCTATAGCATCAGGAGCTTGGGAGTTAGAAACTGGTTATGAAGATGTCTTTTCTAGTACAAGAGGTTTTCCAAGAACATGCACATTTCATGAAGGAAGGTTATTTTTTGGTGGTAGCAAGTCTTTACCAAATGCTTTGTTTGGATCTAAGATAGGTGACTTTTTTAATTTTAAAACACATGAAGCCCTGGATGACGATGCATTGTTTGTGACCATAGCTACTGACAGTGTGAATGCTATAACAGCTATGAGATCAGGAAGAGACCTACAGATATTTACAACTGATGCAGAGTTCTTTGTTCCCCAGGCTGATCTAGATCCTATTACACCATCTAACCTGGTTGTTAAGAATGCGACAAGAAGAGGATCAAAAGAAGGCATCAAGCCAGTGTCGGCTGAGGGTGGTACATTATTTATACAAAGAGAAGGCAAAGCCCTAAGAGAGTTTTTATTTAGTGATGTTGACCTAAACTACCAGGCTAATAATATTTCATTGCTATCATCACATTTATTGAAATCACCCAGGTCAATGGCATTGAGGGTTGCAACATCTACTGATGATGGCGATCTTCTTTTGATAACAAATGATACTGATGGCAGTATGGGTGTATTCTCAATTCTTAGATCACAGAATGTTGTAGCTCCTTCAGAGTTCATAACAGATGGTAAGTTTTTAGATGTAGCTGTTGATATTACTGACATTTATGTAGTTACAGAAAGAACAATCAATAGTGCTACAAAAAGATATATTGAAATGTTTGATGATCAAAGAACAACTGACTGCAATATACAATATTTTTCAGGAGCAACCAGCCCTGATCAATCTTTACCAAGTAATACAACTTGTTCTAACTTATCCCACCTGGAAGCCAAAACAGTAAATGTTGTAAGAGATAACTTTGTTTTGACTGATAAGACTGTATCTAGTGGAGCTATTACCATAGACGAAGCACCTACGTCATTTGTTGAGGTTGGGCTTCCATACACTGTAGAAGTAAAGACATTACCAGCAGAACCTAAATTGTCATCAGGAGTTGTTGTCTCTAGAAAAAGAAGAATATTAGAAGCAACACCAGTTCTTGATAGAACACAAGATGTTGCAATTAATGGATTTCAATGTGTATTAGAATCTTTCCCTTACACATTAGGTTCAGCACCTACGACATTTACTGGCAGAAAAAGAATAGCTCCTCTATTAGGATACAGTGATACAGCACAACTAACATTTACACAAACTCAACCTCTATTCGCTACTGTATTAGGAGTAGAATACAAACTTAGTACTGGACAATGATATGGCATTTCTAGCACCCATGATAGCAACAGCATCAACAGCGACACTGGTATCAACTGGTATATCAGTTGCAACAGCTTTTGCACAAATCAAACAAGGAGAAAGAACAAAAAAAGCATACTATGCTCAGGCTCGATATAAAGAGCTAGAAGGTCGTATAGAAGCAGTAAAGGCAAAAGAACAAGGCATCAAAGCTTTGGAAGCCACAAGGCGAGCTTTAGCTTCTGTAAATGCATCTGCTAGGGCTGGTGGTCTAGAGCCTACAATTGGAACACCAGTAGATATAGGAACATTTAATGTAGTCAAACCTGGTACATCAGATTTTTTTAGAGCAAGAGATAATGCAAGTTTAGCTATAAGTTCTGCAAATGCTCAGGCTGAAGATTTACGTTTTGCTGGAAGAGAAGCAAAGAAAGCTGGATATCTAAATGCATTAGGAACTATAGGCAGTTCTTTTGCAAATATGGCTAGTATAG